CCTAGGACGATGCAACATCCGTTCGTATCGGATCAGTGTGGTAATTTCATGTTCTTTTTCAAGAACAGAAAACATTGATAGGAGGGTGTACGCCTTCTCAAGCGTAGTATCCCCCCACTCCACAAGCGGACGACCGATATCAGCAAGCTGAAGTAGGTAGTCCACATTAGGCAACAGTTCCTCCCCGAGGTGATAAACCTCTGGAAGTAGGTGCCTAAGAAGAATGGTATCCTGGTCGGGTACCGAAAGTGGATCAATTCCTTCGTTAGAAGCATAGGGTATCACACTATTATATAGTGATGATACCACATGCCTGACAGGATTGATAAACGTGCGAACACGTACATCTTTCTTAGCAAAGGCTTCAATCCACGGCTCAAGACGGTCCCAGTAGGATAAACCTCCTGGGTTCCATCCGAAACCGTACGGCTCGGGAAGAGGACCAATCACGTTCAGAATCCTACGCTGCCTAGATTGAAAGAGTCTAAGGCTCCTGGGTCCAAGGTTCTTCGCGATATCCATAAAGGAATTATCGTTATGACCCTTGAACTTGTAGCCACGAAGAACCATATCCTTGCTTATAAGGCGGGAGAGAAACTCCGCCCATTTGTTAGATATGAGTGTCTTCTCTTTCGATATAGGGACACCGAGACCATCCATAAAGGACTGGTACATGCTGGCGACACTGCTGTCAAACAGCACTAGGTCATCACCCACCATGGCATAATCAGGTGTCTTGTTTAGGAACACGTGAATTCCTACCACAATGAAGTGATGGAGTAAGAATGCGGAAGCGAAACTAGGACCAAGACCTAAGGGTTGCCCCTCAGACCAAGAGATCCACCGTCCCACTCTGGGAAACCAGTCAGATGGATAAGGATCGCCTTTAGATTTTGGAACCCAATCGGGATGAAACTCCCAATCTCCATGTGATATGTCCTTAAAAGCATCAATCCAGTACTGAGGAACTCCAATTCCTTGGAGGACCTTCTCCTGGAGAGAAAAAGGAAGGTTATCACTAGCATTTGATAAATCAAAACAAAAGCTAGTTGCCCCTTCACATAATCTCTTTTGGACATATTCCACACCAGACTCTTTATCATATACATGATCATGAGGATAGTGCTTTAGGAGACTATAGAGGTAGTCCTTCAAAGGCTTTAATGCACATTGGTGGACCCGATAAGGGTTCGCCACCACACGTGCTTTATAGCCGGGCTCCTGGATAATACCTATCCGCCCCGAGATCGGAACAGATGCAGCATTATCAACGGTCCAGACCATCGATCTCCACACATTCTCGTACCCCTTCAATGTACCTGCATATACCCTCCAGTGCTTTTCAGTCACTTTCGGGCGTAATGCTAGGACTTGGATGGAGTCCAAGACTGCAATTTTCTCTGGCGAGAGCCAAAGAACTTGCTAGGAATTGGGGCGACGCGAGTCTCTGAGCCATAAAACTCATTGACAGGTTGCCCTGACTCCGCCGTGAACTTCGGGAGACGATGTATAGTGCTAAACGTGTTAGAGATTAACACTTCCCCCATCGCAAGAAACTCCTCACGGGGCTTCTCACGCCGCACCGCAGTCATGAATTTCCTGAACTGTCGTTCAGTCATTCGAGGACCGCGGGGCAGAGGTACATACGTCATACTGGTATATACCATTAGGGCGTTCCAGGACCTGAAAAGGGCCTTCGGGCCGAGCTTCCACAAGACCCCAAAAGGGCCTTTTGGTCGTCCGTCCCTATGTACCGCAATCCATGGGATATGTGCTCTATCACCGCAGAGATGATGGATAAACATCAGTCTTAATTTCTTAAGACGTGATACTGTCTCCTCTTCACCTGCGCACTTGACCCATTTCTGGATCTCCTTTACGATTGGGATGACCTCCCTTTTTGAAAGGCCACAAGCTGCAAGC